CCGCAAATCGAACCTGCAGAAGTACCTGATCGAGGGCATGCCCGAGCTCAAGGAGGCGATCCGTTCGCTGAATGAAGAGACCCTCGCGCCGATCATCCTTGAGGTTCTGCAAGACATCGGCCGCCCCACCCGCAACGGGCTGATGCACTACTACCAGGCGAAGAAGGGCAAGCACGACGATGAATCCCTGAAGCGCGCGATGCAGCACCGCTGGTGGAGCCGCCGCCGGCAGCAGGGTCTGCCCGTCGGGTTCTCTCGCGCACTGGCTGTGCGCACACTGACGCGGGACGGCTTCGGCTTCAAGGTCGCCAAGCTGAAGAAGTCGGAAGGCTTCTTCCTGCGCATCAAGGCGTTCGGCCCTGGCATCCACCTGATCGAGAAGGGCCGATACAAGGGCTCCCGCAACTACACCGGCTGGCGCGCGGGCCTGCTGATGCTGAAGCGCTGGGCGAATGGAGCCGTGGCGCAGCTGAATCAGAAGATGCCGGCGGCATTTGAGCGGGCCGTGGCGCAAGCCGCTGCGCGCGCGGGGGTGAAGTCGTGAGCAGCCAGGCGATCGTCGCAGCCGTCCGCGATGCCCTGACGCAATCGACCAGCGTTACGAATCTGGTGTCCACGCGCATCTTCACCGCGTTCCGCGACACCACCACGCTGCCCGCCATCGTGCTCACCACCGGGCAGGATGCAAATGTGTCGCCGACCTTCGGCCGCACAGACTGCCTGCGCAAGTTCACCGTCGAGGTGGACTGCATCGCCTCGACGCTGAAGGTGTCGCGGCAGATCGCCGAGGCCGTGCGAGTCAAGATGCACGGCGCAAGCGGCCAAGCCCGGAGCGTGACGATCTTTGAGATCCGCGAGACCGGGATCACCAGCCAGTACGACGTGGGCAGCGAGGCCACCGAGACCGGCATCCACGTCACGACTGTCACGCTGGAAGCGACGTACCGCTCCAGCTCCGTTTCACCCACGACCATCACCGAGCCCGGTGGTGGCGTTCCTTGATCTAGGAGGATCACCCCATGGCAGCCATCACCGCAGCGGTGCCCACGTTCGGCACCACCATCACCTTCAACTCCGCCGCAGTCGCGGAAGTTCTCAGCCTGAACATCGACGGCCTCAAGCTCAACACGATCGACGTGACCACGCTCACCGACCGTCATCGCAAGTTCGTCGCGGGCCTGATCGACAGCGGCACGATCTCGATGGAGGTCAACATCCTCGGCGCGCACAGCGCACTGTGGGATCAGCTGGACAACACCGCCGCGACAACCGCCCCGAGCGCCCAGACGTTCGCGCTCTCGTTCGGCGTGACTGGCGGACAGGTGCACACCGCCTCCGGCAACTGCTTTGTCACCGACTACTCGGTCAAGGCTGGCATGGATTCGGCGCTCACCGCGTCGTTCACCATGAAGATCACCGGCGCCGTGACCCTGAGCTGATCAATGAGCGAGATCAAGGACAAACTGCTGGGCCTGAAGTCGAAGGTGCCATCTGAAACCGTGTCCATCCCCGGCGTCGGTGAGGTCGAAGTGCGTGGCCTCACCGCCGCCAAGCGGGACAGGTGGGAGATGGAGACCTTCAGCAACAAGGGCAACACCGTCCGCAACATCCGAGCCAGCCTGGTGTCGTTGTGTCTGTACCACGACGGCGCCCCGTTGCTTGGACCCGCTGACGTTGACGCCCTCGGAGAACTTCCCGCCGGCCTCGTCGATCACCTGTACGACATCGCGAGCCGCGTCAGCGGCCTGGGCGTCAAGGATCGCGAAGTGCTGGAGGGAAACTCCGACAGCGCCCGCTGAGACAGTTCCTGTTTCGGCTGGCGCTGGCGTTGGGTAGGACGGTGGCAGAACTAGAGGAGACCATGAGCAGCCACGAACTGAGCGAGTGGATGGCCTTTGAGGCGATCGACGGAGCGATCGGAAACCAGCGCGACGACATGCGCGCCGGGATCATCGCCGCCACGATCGCCAACTGCCACCGCACCGCGAAGTCGAAGCCGTTCAGCCACCTTGACTTCATGCCATACGCAGAGAAGCCCAAGCCCTCGCAGGAACAGATGGCCGAGATGCTGGCGAAGGCGTTCGGCGTAAAGCCGAAGTGGAAGGAGTAAGCCGTGGCAAGTTCAAGCATCAAGATCGCTCTGGAAATGACGGGCGTGCAGGCTTACGCCAACGCGACCGAGCGGGCAGCGCAGGCAAACGAGAAGCTCGCCGAGCGGTCGAAGAAGTCGATCGCCGGGATCATGTCCTCCACCCAGCGCATGGTGGATATGGCAACGAAGTCGAAAGAGCAGATGACGCTGGAGAAGCTCACGGCCAGCGGCGCTTCGCCCGAGCAGATCTCGGAAGTGAAGGCTAGGTTCGCCCAGGTCGAGCAGGTGCGGGCAGCCGAGAAGGCGGCCGCAGCTGCGAAGGCGGCCGAGGAGCAGCGCGCGAAGGAGCAGGCGATGGCGCAGGCTGCGGCGGCACGGGAGGCCGCCGAGGCTCGGCGCGCCGCCGAGGTGGCTGCAGCCCAGAAGGCTAAGGAGACGCAGGTCAAGATCCACAAGCAGCTGATGGCCGAGAAGGCGGCTGCCGATCAGAAGTACCAGCGCACGCAGCAGTACGCCGACAGCATGAAGAGCGGGCCCATGTTCGGCAAGACCCTCGGCCCACTGCTGAAGGGCTTCGTGGGGTTCAAGGCTGTCGATCTGGGGCTGGGGGCGCTGTCTGAAGGACTGGCGCAGCTTGCGTCTGGCGGCAAGATCGACGCGATGCAGATGTACGCCACGACCGTCACGGACTTCGTGAAGGGTCTGCCAGGCGGCGACAAGATCTACAGCATCGCGCAATCGGTGCACAAGCTGTTTGGCGGCGGGCCAAGTGCCGAAGAGATTCAGAAGCAGACCGATGCGATGGTGGCCGCGAGCAACAAGCGCATCAGCGCCGTGGCTGCATTCGACGCCATTCAAGAAGGCGTAAGCGGGAAGCGTGCGCGCGTGGGCAAGTCTGACGACGAGATCGCACGCATGGATCGCGAGGAAATGCTCGCCAACGAGCGGAAGAAACTGATCGCCGGCGGACTGAACGACACGCAGGCCGACTCGAAGGTGGCCGGGCTTCGTCGTGCGATGCTGGAACTGCAGGACGCCGAGAGGTCTGCAGCCAACGCCCAGCAGGCCCGCCAACTCGACCCCGCACTGTTCACCTCGATGCTGGAGGATCAGCAGCAGGCTGCCGATCAACTGATCGGCACGGAGCGCGAACTGTACTTCTCAAAGGTCAACCGGCTGGTGGTCGAGCGCAAGATCACCGAAGATCAGGAGAACCAACTCCGCGCGGCATTCGACCGCACGCAGGCAGCGCGCGCAGAGGCCGATGCAAAGAAGGCGGCCGAGTCAAAGGCCAAGCAGCAAGCCACAGACGCGCAGCAGTTCATGGATCAGCTGCAGCAGTCATACGACCAGCAGATGCTTGGCGAGGATCAACTCTTTCAGAAGAAACTGAAGGGGCTGGAGTTGTCTGCCGCTCAGGTTGAGCAAGCGAACAGGCTGCACGAGGCGATGAGTCGGCAGACGAAGGAAGCCGAAGCCCGCAGCGCCGTGGAGCGCATGAACGGTTTCAGCAACGTCGAAAGCGTGAACACGGCCATCGGCGGCGTGAAGGTGGCGGGCATGACCTCCTTCAGCCTGGAGCGCATGATGCCGACGCAGGATGCCATCCGGCTCGCCGTGCAGCAGATCGCAAAGAACACCGCACCCCTCGCAGCAGGAGCACCCTGATGGCTATCACAATTGCCCAAAAGCCCAACGGCACCAGCATCAGTTTCGACCGCGGCAGCTGGCAAGGGACGAGCGCATACGTCATCCGAGACGATGCCGGCGCGCAGCTGAACGCCGGGCAGATCATGGAAGACGGAACGGTGAACGCCAAGCTCGGCCCCTTGGGGCTCGGCGGAAGCAGCGGTGCACTGGGCGAACTTGACGGCTCCGGGACTTACTACGCAACCCGATTGCGACAGGTCGGGTTCGATCTGAAGCAGGTCGATGACGGCGGCTACGTCTGGGAAGCGGTCGTCAAGTTCGATTCCAGCGTCGGCGACGGCACTGGAACAATTACATCCATCGACGCAAAGAACGAGGGGCAGCCTGAGTTCGTCGCGATTGAGTACAGCGTTCAGGGCGAGCCGGTGGACATCTGGCGACAGGGAGCCACTGCGCCGGCAAACAAGTCGAATCCAACAGAGCAGGACATCGGTGGCACGCGGGTGGACAGCGGCGGCGAGCCCGTCAGCACATTCAACAATGTCGCGCGCGTGACCGTGCGCAACGTCATCGTTGGCCGACCGACTCCACCGCTCAGCTTCATAAACAAGCGCAACAGTAACGGGTTCGCGATCGG